ATTCTAGAAAACATTGAAGGAAATACTCTTAACGAGGAAGCAGCAACAGCCATTGCAGAAGCATTTGAAGCTGCCGTTAATGAGAAAGTTTCTACTCGCATTGGACTTGAAGTGGAAAAAGCCTTAAATGAACAGGACACAGACCACGCCACTAAATTAAAAACATTAATTGAGGCTATTGATAAAGATCATTCCTCTAAGCTCCAAGAAGTAGTTGAAGCGATCAACATCAATCACACAGAAAAACTCAAAAAAGTAGTTAATTACTACACCAAAGCTGTAAATGAAAAGGCTCAAACTTTCAGTAATAAGATTGTAAGCGAAATGAGCAATTATTTAGATTTGTATTTGGATAAATTGATTCCTAAGGAACAATTGAGTGAAGCTGTTGCTAATACCTCAGCTCGTAATCAATTAGAACAAATTAAGAAAATTATTTCCTTTGATCCTTCTTCTTTAAATGAAGATTTCAAAAAAGTTGTTATCAATGGTAAATCTAAAATAGATGAACTTCAAGCAAAACTTAATGAGTCTTATAAAGAAAACATTGAGTTAAATGAAACCGTTAAACAAACAAAGGCTTCTTTGTTTATTGAACAAAAATCTAAAGGAATGTCTTCCACAAAGAAAGAATTTCTTACCAAAATTTTGAGTGATAAGTCCCCAGAATATATCAATGAAAACTTCGATTATGTTGTTGATATGTTTGAAAGAAATGATCGCTCCGCAGCCAACAATCTAGCCACAGTTGCAACAAAGTCTGCAATCACCAAAGATGCTAAGGTTGTTAGACCTGTACAAACTCTTGTAGAATCAGCTCAACCTGCCGATTCTGCAGTAAACCTTTACATGGAGGGCTTGAAGTCCTTCGGTAAATAATTTAGTTGGAGAATTACATGACGTTTTTCTCGAAATTATATCACAGTAAATAGAAAGTTAATTAAAATATATGAGTAATGTTAGCTCCGCTCCAGGATATATCGATCGTAACCGCGCAACTCAGTTGCTAGAAAAATGGGCCCCAGTGCTTGATTTCTCTAGCGCTAAGGTAGCTCCAATTGAGAATGACCATAGCCGTTTGGCTACTGCCATCTTGATGGAAAACCAAGAGAAGTGGTGTTTAAATGAAGCAGGAAATACCGCCTCCGGTGGTGTTTTCGGCACAGCGGCAACTGGTAATTATGGTGGCCAAGTAGGACCCGCTGGGTCTGATTGGTACGCTAGTAATGACGCCCGTATGCCTAAAGTATTGATTCCTATGGTCCGCCGTACTTTCCCAGAGTTGATCACCAACGAAATCGTTGGAGTTCAGCCTATGAATGGTCCGGTTGGTATGGCATTTGCAATGCGTTATAGATATGAAAATGCTGCTCTAGGTACAAACGGTATTGATGGTGTCAATTCTCCCGGTGCTGGTACAGGTGTGGGTTCCAATGGAATTCCTCGCGTTGCCGGGCCGAACGAAATTGGTTATCAATACTTGGATACACGTTTCACTGGCACTTCTTCCGCTGGTCTTTCCGGAGTTACCTCCGATTGGTCATGGAATGCAGAAGACCAGGGTGTAGCCGCTATCTTGAGTCAGTTTGAATTAACTGGGAACATTCCTCAAGTAACTGTTGAATTCAGCAAGATCGCAGTTGAAGCCGGTACACGCCGCCTCGCAGCTCGCTGGTCGGTTGAATTGGAACAGGATTTGAAGAACATGAACGGATTGGATATCGATTCTGAATTGACAAACGCTATGTCGTATGAAATTCAGGCCGAAATCGACCGTGAAATGATTGTTCGCATGATTCAGTTGTCTCTTAATGCAGGTAAAGGTACTGGGTATAGCTTCTGGTATGCAGCTTCTGCTGATGCTCGTTGGATGGGAGAACGTAATCGTGACTTCTACGCCAAGGTCATCGTTGAAGCCAACCGTATCGCCATTCGTAACCGCCGTGGTTCCGCAAACTTCATCGTTGCAACTCCACGTGTTTGTGCGATTTTGGAGATGCTCCCTGAGTTTCAGTGGATGCCAGTAAACGGAAACGTCAACACACAACCAACAGGCATTGCCAAAGTTGGTACAGTTGGTGGCCGCTTTACAATCTACCGCGACACACGTACCGAAGCTCAGAACCTAGGTGGCCGTAACACAGCAGGAACAGGTATTGAATATGCTTTATTAGGTTACAAAGGTACCGAGTATTACGATACAGGTATCGTCTATTGTCCGTACATCCCTGTGATGATTCAACGTACAGTTGGACCGACAGATTTCGCACCTCGCGTAGGGTTAATGACCCGTTACGGAGTTGTGGATTACATCTTCGGTGCTTCTTTGTACTACCATGTAATCATCGTTAAGGGTCTTAGCACAGACAATGTAGCCGGTAATGCCAGAATCTACATGTAAGCCTTAGGATAGTTCTTAAAACACTCCCAC